TTCGATGGCACGATCACCATGATAACCGGCATCTGGGGTGAGACCATCACAGCAGCCGATCTGCCCGGCCGCATCGAATTTTACGAGAAGCTGGCCGCCCGCTCCCACCCTCGGACCGGGGAGTCGCGCTATTGGGCCTCAACATACGAACCGAAGGTAGCCGCTCTGCGCCGCGCCCAGAAGATCCACGACAAGATGTTTTCAACAGAGAGGGAGGACGCATGAGTGTAGAGCCAATCAAGGGTGCGAGGGGAGAGAAGCTGGCCCGAGCAACCTGCGATGATTGCGGCACAACATACGAGTTCCGCGCAGCTCACGGGCCGTCAACGAAATTCATCAAAACCGGGAGGTGCAGCACGCGTGGCGTTCTGACTCTCGCAAAACTAAGCCAGGTGTCGACCAAACTCGAAAACGCTGGTTGGCAATCCATCCGCAAGAAAAACCTCTGCCCCAGCTGCGTCATAGCGCGAAAGGCCGAAAACGAAACCGATCAACCCACGGAGACGAAAAGCATGGATACGACGGTCACCAAAATGAAGCCAGCTGTCGCAAAAGAACAAGCCCCGCGCCAACCCACCCGCGAACAGAAGCGCGAAATCATGGGTATGCTGGATGTGTCGTATGACACCAAGTTGGGGCGGTACAAAGGGTCCGACACCGACAAAACGGTTGCTGAAGTTCTTGGTCAGGGCATCCTTTCCGGTTGGGTTGCAGAGATCCGCAAGGAATTTTTCGGAGAGGACGGCGGGAACGGCGAGATTGACGCACTGTCCGCTGAGGTGGCCACGATGGTGCAGCAAATTGAGAAGCATGAGCAAGCCGCTTTGGCCGCCGCCGCAGAGGCCCGCAAACATGCAGAGGCCGCCAGCCGCATCGGTGACAACGCCCGCAGCCTCGGTACCCGGATCGACCGGATCAAAGAAGCCGTCGGCCCGCGTGCCGCAAAGGCTTGAAGGAGCAATCAATGACAATCGAAGCCGAAAGCAACCACGCGATCTGGGTCCGGTGCAGCACAGGCAATGGCGATGTCATGCTGATCCAGATCGACGCCAACACCGGCAACTGCCTGATCGACGCCTACAAGGGGGGAGACGTGGACCCGGATCTGGAACCGCCGCGCACCCTCACGATCCCACGCGGCGAAATGCTGGCCCTCGGACACATGCTGATCGACATGGCAACGCGCCAAAAGCCCTTGATTTACCTTGGCTGGGACAGGGGTGAAGAAGAATGAGCCGCATGAGGATCATGACCAAGGGCTTTCCGGTGTGGGAATAGGCCGGGGGTGTATCTATCTCTGGGGGCTGTGGACTCAGGACCGGCGTTGGGAAAAACTTTCGCAGGCGCAAATTTGCGTTTAAGGGGTTACGCGTAACGATTTCACTTGCACGCCGTTACGTGTAATGCTATTGTTATCCTATAGGGCGGCGATGGTCGCGGCCCGCAGGAGTAGATAAAATGACCGAACAAGAATACGAGATGAACGCCGAAGCAATCGCCCTGGCAATTTGGGAAATCAGCACCGGGAACGGGCGCGATCTGGACGAAGACCAGCATGACAGTCACATGGCAAACTGTCATGCTGCGGTGGCGAACACCTACCAAGACGACATCAGCATCAAGGATTGGCATGACGCTACGCTGAAGGTGGTAGCATGACCCTGACGCGCCCACGCAAGGCGCGCATTCTGGAAGCGGCTGGCTTGCGATACGTCGCGGGCTGGCTTCCCCACGAAAAAGCAAAACAGGTTTTGCAGGAAATAGAGGAGGCGGAGTCGTTGGTTAATGCGGCTTTACCGAAGGTGTCGAAATGATCGTTATCAGCGCTATCGTGTTGGGCTTCGGCCCCATGGCCGCGAGCATGTATCTGACGGAGCGCTGGGGCTGGGGCTATGCCGCACGTGGCTTGTTCACCGGAGCCATGACGCTCATCGGCCTGTTCATGTGGCTGGTGATCTTCGCAAGGCCCTGATCGCCATCATCACAACCAAGACCAACGCCCGGCCATCGTGCCGGGCTTTTTCATGTCCGCATCCTGTCAATTTCGAAACAAAATCCAAAATTAAATCGCAAGCTAAACACAAGATGTAGTCGAAATAGTCCATTTATCGCGTACAGAGCCAAAGCGCCCAAATGATCTACATGTTGTAGTGACACCCAAAATGCTGCACATTATCCGCCATACAACGCAAGATGTGGTGTCATGGCAGGACTTTCAGACAAGCAAACCAAATTCGTTGATGAATATCTGATCGACCTGAACGCAACTCAGGCCGCAATTCGTGCTGGATACAGCCCAAAGACCGCATATTCGCAAGGCCAACGCCTGTTGAAGAAAGATGAAGTGCAGGCCCGCATCCAGGAACGCCGCAAAGACGCCCAGAAGCGCGCCGAAGTCACCCTTGATGATGTCCTGCTGGAATACAAGCGCATCGCATTCACCGGCATGTCGAAGTTCCTGCGCATCAGCCCGGACGGTGATCCCATCATCGACCTGTCAGCATGCACGCCGGAAGACCTAGACCTGTTGGCCGAAAGCTCGATCGAGGATTTCACCGAAGGCCGGGGCGAAGACGCGCGCGACATCCGCCGCGTCAAGATCAAGACCATGGACCGCCTCAAGGCCCTTGAGACCTTGGGCAAGCATCTGGGCATGGGTGACAAGGCCGCCAACGCCGCCGTCGACAGGCTGGCCGAGGCGGTCAAGGAAATCAGCCGCCGTGGTTCGGCCGCACCAATCTCAACCGCGCGTCCAAGCGGGAATAAGCAGCCTTGAACGCGATGGCAGCCATATCACTGGCCCATATCACGCCTGACTTCGTGCCCGACACCGAGGCCGACTTCCTCGCATGTCTGGAATCTTGGGAATGGCGCATCTACAGCGGCCAGCTCTACAAGATCATGGTCAAAGCCGAGGGTGATGACGGCGAAGGCTTCACCATGCCCTTCATCCCCAACGTCAACCAGCGCCGGTTCATTGAGGATCTGCACTACCGCAACGTGATCCTCAAGGCGCGGCAGCTTGGTTTTTGTCTCGACCCATCAACGCGCGTGCTGACAGCCAATCTCGAATGGGTTCGCATCGACAGCCTCAAGGAGGGTGATCAGCTTGTGGCCTGCGACGAGCATGTGCCGGGAGGCAGGGGCGCTGCACGTTCGATGCGCACAGCAACAGTACAGCGGACAGTCACGATGCAGGCGGAACGCTTCAAAATAACGCTTGATGATGGACGCGAGGTGATTTGCACCGCCAATCACCCGTGGCTCACTACCAAAGCAAGTGTTGGGACGAAATGGCGCAGTATCAGCGGTGACGGCAACAATGTCGTCGGCAGGATCAAGGTCGGAACAAAGATACGATCCATCGCAAAACCATGGGATGAACCGACATATGAAGATGGTTGGTTCGGCGGCATGATTGACGGTGAGGGAAGCATAGCAAAATCATGCTCGTCTGGCTGCGAAATCAACGTCTCACAGCGCAATGGTGCTGTCTGGGATAGGATGGTCGCGTATGCCCAGAGGCGCGGCTACAGCGCCCGGATAGAGAATGACACCGAACGAAAAACCAAACTGGGCAAGACACCAGTTCCGAAGCTTTGCTTCACACGGATGAATGAGCTTTTCCAGCTGGTTGGGCAAACACGGCCAAGCCGAATGATCGGGCGCGCTTTCTGGGAAGGCAAAGGCTTACCGGGCAAGCGGAATGCAAACAACGATGCATGGGCAACTGTCGTAGCCATTGAGCCAATGGGTATTGGCGATGTGGTCGATCTGCAAACCAGCACCAGAACCTACATTGCCGAAGGTTTGGTCAGCCACAATACCACCCTGATTGCAATCCTATGGCTCGACCACGCCCTGTTCAACTCCGACCAGCGGTGCGGCATCATCGCCCACAGCCTGGACGACGCCGAGGTGATCTTTCGGGACAAGGTGAAGTTCGCCTACAACAACCTGCCCGAACACGTCCAGGCCACGATGCCGCTTAAGCGCGAGACGGCCAAGGAATTGCTGTTTGCGCACAACAACAGTGGCATTCGCGTGGCCACCTCGATGCGATCTGGCACCATTCACCGGCTGCATGTGTCCGAGATGGGCAAGATCGCCGCCAAGTTCCCTGAAAAGGCCGTGGAGATTGTCACAGGCTCACTGCCAGCCGTCCCAACATCAGGCATAGCCGTGATCGAAAGCACCGCCGAGGGGCAGGAAGGCGAGTTTTTCGAGATAGCCAACCGCGCCGAACGGATCATGCAGGCGGGCAAGATCCCGAACATCACGCAGTTCAAGTTCCATTTCTTCCCTTGGTGGATGGAGCCCGGCTACACCTTGGACGACGCCGAGGGCATCACCGTCACCCCGGAAGACCACGACTATTTCGACACGATCCAGCGTGAGCAGCGTTGCACCATCCACCAGGGCCAGCGCCTCTGGTATGTCGCCAAGCGTGAAAACGATTTCAGCGGCGATCAGGAAAAGATGTGGCGCGAAATGCCCTCGACGCCCACAGAATGCTGGATGCAGTCGACCGAAGGCAAGTTCTACACCAAGCAGCTGGCCGCCGCGCGCATGCAAGGCCGCATCACTCGTATCCCGCATGTCACCAGTGTCGCTGTAAACACGTTCTGGGACATCGGTGCAGGCGATGGCAGCGGCATATGGGCGATGCAGCATATCGGCCCGCAAGAGCGGTTCCTGCGCTACTTCGAGGGGTGGAGCGAGGGCTATGCCCATTACGTCAAGATGCTGCGGGATACAGGTTGGATATTCGGTGTCCACTTCCTGCCTCACGACGCGATGCAGCAGCGACAGCTGGCCGACCGCGTTGGTTCGCCCCTCGATTTCCTGACAGAGCTGGCGCCTGACTGGCGTTTCCAGATCGTGCCCCGCGTCGAAACCATCCAGCACGGCATATCCATGACGCGCGAGGCGTTCAGCCGGGCCTATTTCGATGAAGAGGGCTGTGCGCCCGGCCTCAACCACCTCGAACTCTACGGCAAGAAGTGGAACGCGCGCCTCGGCACATGGTCTCACGAGCCTGAAAAGCTGGCCGGGCACTCAGAGGCCGCCGATTCCCTACGTCAATGGGCGCAGGGCTATGACCCCCGCCTGATCAACATCCAACGCAGACCGCGCCGACGCGCAAGAGGAGGCATGGCATCGTGACCCAGCTTATCATTCCCGGAAAAGTGCAGCAAAAAGCGCAGCATATCGACACCACCGACAGCGACGGCACCGAGGCATACCGCCACGCCCTCGACCTGACGGTAAATCACAAGGTCATCTCACGCGGCGACGTGCTGATCTATTGCACATGGCTGCGCAGGGCGGGGCAATGGGAAGCCTGTCTGGTTCTGGTGCCCAAGGGCGCGGTTCTTAGCGCTGAGCGTGTGGTGCCGTGCATCGTGCCCCTGTCGCGCGCCTACGCATGGGCGGAAGAGACGGGCGACTTTGGCGACTGCCTCATCAACGCGGGGTATTTCTGCGCCAACCTGGGGTTCAACCCGGTCAACCCCAAGAACCCCATGAAGATCATCGGCATCATCCGCGACTGCCTGCACGACCTGCTGACAATTCCGCCGCGGTATGAAGACGCCCCCAAGACCGTCACCGCCGAAATGGAAGTGACCGACAATGCCACAGGCAAGGTCAAAGAGATCGAAGTGAGCGATGATCATGGCGCAATCTGATCACAATGGCCCCAGCGCCATAGAATCCACCCCAAAGCGCAGCGCCAAAGCCCACGGACCAGAGGTCAACAACCGTTTCCTCTACGGCGATGACATGGCCAAGGTCGAGAAGAGCCCGCTCGACAGTGAACGGGTCAAGAACCTGCACACACGCATGGTCAGCCACTACCTGCGCGAGATGGACAGGCAGGCCGCATGGCGCACACGCATGGCACGCGATGAAGCGTTCTATGACAGCGACCAGTGGACCGCCGAGGACATCCAAATCCTTGAGGCACGCGGACAAGACCCATTGGTCATGAACGTCATCGCTCAGTCGCTCAACTGGATTATCGGCAGCCAGCGCCGCGCACGCACCGATTACAAGATCCTGCCGCGCCGCAAGGAGGCGGCAAAGGCGGCAGAGCGCAAGTCGCAGCTGCTGAAGTACCTCGCCGACGTGAACAAGAGCCGGTTCAGCGAATCCGACGCATTCGAGGAGATGACCAAGGCAGGCCTGTCGTTCATCGAATGTGGCGTCCAAGAAGATACCGACGGCGAACCAATCTACGACCGCTACGAGTCGTGGCGCAACATCGTCTGGGACAGCACGGCGACGGAGCGCGACATGAGCGATGGGCGCTACATGTTCCGCACCAAGTGGGCAGACCTTGACGACGCATGCGCCATGTTCCCCAAGCGCAAGCATCACATTGAGGCAAGCGCGTCCAGCACGTACGAATTTGGCGGCAGTGTCGATCGCTACGGCGATGATGCCATGGACAAGGCCGAGCAAGACAGCATCAGCGACAGCTATTCATCAATCGAACACCCCGACAGCCACCGTGAGCGCGTCAGGCTGATCGAGGCATGGTTCAAGGTGCCCGAACAGGAACAGGTGATGGGCGGCGGCGATTTCGCCGGTGAAATGTACGATCCCGACAGCCCAGGGCACGTCGAGCAGGTCGAAACCGGACAGGCCGAGGTGCGCACAAGGCTCACCTACCGCATCTACGTCATGGTGATGACCACGAAACACGTCCTGTGGTTCAGCAAGTCGCCCTATCGGCACAACCGATACCCGTTCACCCCGATGTGGTGCTACCGCAAGGCTGGCACCCGTGAGCCTTACGGCGTCGTGCGCAACATGGTCGACGCCCAGCGGGACATCAATAAGCGGTTCTCCAAGGCGCTGGCTATCCTGTCCAGCAACAAGACCATCATGGACGAAGGCGCCGTCCCTGACCTCGATGAATACGCCGAGGAAATCGGCAACCCCAACGCGGTTATCGTCAAAAAGAAGGGTTTTGAGCTCAAGATCGACGCCGACCGCGAGCTGTCTGCTGCGCACCTGAATGTCATGCAGATGTCTATCCAGATGATCCAGACGCTATCAGGCGTCACGGATGAGGCTATGGGCAAGACCACCAACGCCGTGTCAGGCAAGGCGATCATGGCGCGCCAAGAGCAAGGCAGCGTGTCCACGGCAAAGCCCTTCGACTCCCTGCGGGCATGCAAGCAGTACCATGGCGAGAAAAAGCTGTCTCTGGTCGAACAGTTCATGGGTGAGCCAAAGCAATTCAGGATCACGAACAGCCGGGGGCAGCCAGATTACGTCGAAATCAACGACGGTATGCCCGAGAACGACATCGTGCGCACCAAGGCCGACTATGTGGTCAGCGAGGACGATTTCAACGCCTCTATGCGGCAAGCGCAGGTGGCCGAGCTGATGGAGTTGATGGTGGGCCTCGCCCCCGTTGCGCCCCAAGTCGTCATGGTTCTGCTCGACCTCGTGGTCGAGGCTATGGACGTGCACAGCCGCGAGGAAATCGTCAAGCGCATCCGCGCCATCACTGGCATGGAAGACCCCGACGTTGACCCCAGCATCCCTGATCCTGAGCGCGAAGCTCGTGAGCAGCAAAAAGCGAAGCAATCCGAGCTGGAACAGCGCGCAGCCATTGCAAACCTCGAAAAGCTGGAAGGCGAAGCCGCCAAGGCCCGGGCCGTCGCCGACAAGGAATCGGCCAACGCCGCGAAGGTCTTGCAGAGCATGCCCGGCGAGACCGTCGAGCAAAAGCGCAAGGCGCTGGAACTGGCCCTCGCCCTGATCGCAGCGCCGCCGCTGGCCGTCGATACCGCAGATGTGCTGGTCGAGAACGCCGAGGCACCGATGCAACCCCCACCACCTCAAGAGCCACCGATGCCTGAGCAAGGCATGGCCCAGCCAATCGAAGGAGAAATGTGACGTGCTGGATTATCGGAACATCGAAAAACCCGCCCGCCTGAACAAGATCGAGGGATACGCGGTCTTCGCAGGACTGATCGGCCTGTTGGCTGTCATGGCATCAAATGCGGCTGGTTTTGTCGTCGCCACATGGGCAGGCGCTGCTGTCGCCGTTCCTGCCTTCGGCATCGGCTGGCTTGCCTCGCTGATCGCCCTGATCGGCGCCTACGCGATCCTGCGTCTGGACTGGTCGATCCAAGACATGAACTCGATCCAAACCGACGAAGCCTATGAGCTTTCCAAGAAGGTGCTGAAAACCCGCAGGTTTGTCGAGCGCTGGCAACTCTTCGTTGTGCTTCTTGCGCTGTCGCAGGTGCTGACCGGCGCGCTGCTTGTTGCCTCCACCATTAACCCAACCTGAAGGAGACCTTACCAATGGCTAAGGACCAACTCGACCATGATGAACTCAACGATGCTGATGATGTCGTACCTGTACTGGTTGACTACGACACTGCCGAGGCTGCGGAAGCAGATGCAGCCGATCAGGACATTGATCAGGACGCCGCTGAAAACGATGGCTACGACATTCGCGACGACCTGGACGACAGCAACAAGCATGTGCTGGGCCTCCTGTCCGATGAGGAGCTTGCAGCCCTCAATGACGACGAGGACGACGACGAAGGCGACGATGACCCGGATGCAGAAGCTGCCGGTGAAGAAGACCAACCCGAGGCCGAAGACACCGCCAAAGCGGATGTCGATGCCGAACAGGAAGCTGATGAAGGCCCGGATGCGACCGCGCAGGCACAGCCCGCACAGGTCGAACTGACAGCGCAGCAGCTTGCTGACATCAAGGCGGCCGAGAAGGCAGCACGCACCGCCGCCATGGAAAAATGGAAGGACGGCGAACTCACCGACGATGAACTGGATTCGGAGTGGGAAGCCGCCGCCGAAGCAGCGCATGCCAAAACCCAAGAAATCCAAAACCAGCATGTGCAGCAAAAAGCGCAGCAAGACTGGGACCAGGTTGTCGAAACCTTCCACAATGACGCGCGCAGCTACCTTACCGGGAACCCAGACCTCAAAAAGCCCGAACACATTGCCGAATTTGACCGGCATGTGAAGGCAGTCACCGCGTCGCCGCGCTACGACAATATGACCAACACCCAGAAGCTGGCAGCAGCCCACAAGCTGTATCTGGCAGAGGCGGAAACACTGGGCTTCGAGGCACCGCCTCTGGTCAAGGCACCCGCGCCCAACCCGAAGCCCGCAGCGGTTCCGGCGCCGAAACGCGCGGCAAAGCGCCCGGAGATTGTTCCCACCCTGAACAAGATCCCCGCTGCCGCCTCCAACTCCGAGGCAGATGGGAAGTATGGGCAACTGGAAGCCTTGATGGACACCGGCACCCCTGAGCAGATCGAAGCCGCAATGGCGCGGCTGTCACCCGATGAACGCGAGGCATTCGCCTCCATGGACCTTGGTTAAGCAAGAAAGGATCTGATCGTGGGGCTGACAGTGAAATTGAAACCGGGTGAGCGCGTGCAGGTCGGTGACAACATATTCATTACCTGCAAAGCGGATGGTGGGGGAACGGCCAAGGCATACGTTCAATTCGAGGCCCCACCAGAGGTGCGCATCACCAGACTGCCAGCCCCCGACAGGCCGAGAAGCGCAACATATAGTTGATTGTTGCGCATAAGACGCAAGATGTAGTATCGTGCGACCACACACACACAGGGCATGGACGTCCTCTCACTCTCTTTTCAGAGCAAGCGAGGACTCGTAATGGCTCAAACTATCATCCCGTGGGGCGATCCCAAAGCCCAGAAAAAATGGTCCAGCACCCTGGCAGTCGATGTGGCCGCCCAGTCGTACTGGGGCCGTAAGTTCATGGGCAAGGGGCAGAACAACATCATCGAAGAGAAGCTCGAAATCGCCTCTGATGCCGGTGATCGCGTTTCGTTCGACCTGTCCGTCCGTCTGCGCCAGCGCCCGACCGCTGGCGACAAGCGCGTGAAGGGCAAGGAAGAAAATCTGCGCTTCTACACCGACGAAGTGATCATCGACCAGCTGCGGCACCCCGTCAGCGCTGGTGGCCGCATGTCGCGCAAGCGCACCATCCACGACATGCGCAAAATCGCCAAAGATCGGCTGGCCGAGTACTGGAGGACATACCTGGATGAGCTGAAATTCATCTACATGTCCGGCGCGCGCGGCATGAACGAAGAGTTCATCGAAGGCGAGGACTATGCCGGTCACGCCGACAACCCGTTGCGCGCACCCGACTCCACGCACCACCTGTTCGGTGGTTCCGCGACGGCCAAGGGCAACATCACCGCGACGGACCGCATGAGCCGGAACCTGATCGAGCGGGCCGAAACCCACGCGCGCATGATCCGGTCCTATGACCGGGAAGCCACCGCGCTGATGCCGGTCAACATCGAAGGCTCTGACCGTTTCGCCGTGGTCATGTCGAAGTATCAGGAACACGACCTGCGCGTGAACGATACCGAGGGCTGGGTGAAGATCCAGGCCGACGCATCCAAGGCCGAGGGCCGCAACAACCCCATCTTCAAGGGCGCGCTTGGGATGATCAAGGATGTGGTTCTCCACGCCCATGAGAACGCCATTCGTTTCAATGACTTCGGGGCCGGGGCCAACCTGCCTGCCGCACGCGCGCTGTTCATGGGCCGTCAGGCCGGTGTCATCGCCTACGGCACCCCGGGCGGCATGCGGTACATGTGGAAGGAGGAAATGGAGGATTATGACAACGAACCCACGGTCGTGGCGGGTGTCATCTTCGGCTTCTCGAAAACCCGGTTCAACAACCGCGACTTCGGCCTGATCTCCCTCGACACCCACGCTGCGCCCCCGGTCGGCGTCTGATTGACATGAGGGCGGCGAGGTCAGACCCGCCGCCCTTCTCAACTCCAGCACCGCAAAAGGGGCAAACAATATGGCACTGAAGCAATCCAATATGGCGCAACTGCGCGAAACCACGCCGAGCGGCTATGTCAGCGGCGCGCGTATGGTTGGTATCGCAACCTACACCGTCGCCCAGGCATTCACCGCAGCCAGCGACAAGCTGGAATTGGCCGTCCTGCCCGCAGACGCCCGCCTTGTCAGCGCAGAGCTGATCGGGGTCGGTGTTGGCGCGATCACCGCCACCATGGGCCTGATGTCGGGCGAGGTCGGGGCCTCTGACAACGCGCGCACTGTTGGCAACCAACTGCTGGCCGCCGTCTCGATCAATGACACTGCTGCAAAGGCAACCACACTGGCTTGCCTGAATATCGCGCCCAGCAACGTGCATCGCTCCATCGGCGTCACGCTGTCGGGCAACGTCGCAGCCGGTTCGGCCAAGAAAATCACGCTGGTCCTCGAATACGTCTTCTGAGGCCGGGCAAGCATATCACCAAGCGCAAAGGGGCAGGCGGTTTGAACTGTCTGCCCCTTTTTTTCAACCAAGGAGACCAACCGTGAAGATCGAACTGAAAATCAAGCGGGCCGGTGGCACCAATATCACCATGGCCGACAACACCGAAATCAGCTTCAAGCCCGATGAAACCGGCGCACACGTTGCCGAGGTCGCGAACCCGAACCATGTGCAGCGCCTGCTGACCATCCCCGGCTATGTGGTCTATGGGACCAGCGAAGATCAGCCCGCACAGGGCCCAGTCGAGACCAAGAACGCAACCGAACCCGGTACCCCCAGCAATGTGTCACCCGAAGACGTCGCCCCGCCGACGCACCCGCACTCCGATGACCAGAAGGCCGATGATGAAGACGGCGTGTTCCTCTCGGATATGACCGATGAAGAACTGCTGGCCGAGCATATCCGCGTGGTCGGTGGAAAGCCGCATCACAAGGCCAAGCGCGAAACCATCATCGCAGCGATCGAGACAGCAGAAGACGCCGCTGAGGCCGCCAGCAAAGGGAGCGCCGCCTGATGGCTTTCCAAGCGCGCGACGTAATGCGGCGGGCAACCATCATGCTTCAGGATGGGGGTGGCGTCCGCTGGCCCGCCCCCGAGCTGTGCGACTGGCTCGATGATGGCGCCCGCGAGATTGCCCTGCAAAAACCCACTGCAACGGCATCGACCGCCGTGCTGGAGCTGGTTGAAGGTACCAAGCAAAGCCTACCGGAAGGGTATCACAAGCTGTTGGCCGTGGTCCGCAACGTCGCGGGCCGTGTGGTAACGCCCGCAGTGCGGGAGGTGTTCGATACCCAGATCCCCGGCTGGCATGATACCGCGGTACTTCCGTTCTCAGCGACCGTGATGCACGTCGTAGACGATATGTTTGATCAGTCGGTGTTCTATGTCGTGCCCGGCAACACCGGGACCGGCGAGGTGGAAGCGATTGTGTCGCGGCTGCCCGAGAAGATCACCCGTCCGAGCGGCGGTTCATCCATCCTCGATCTGGACAGCTACACCGCAGCTGTTGCCGTCCCTGACATCTACCAGAATGCCTTGGTGGATTATGTCTGCTACCGCGCCTTCTCCAAGGACATCAACGTGGCAGGCGCAGCGCAGCGCGCGCAAGCGCACTATCAGCTGTTCCAGCAAGCCCTTGGCATCAAGAGCCAGGTCGAGATGGCCCAGAACGTCGACACGCCGAAGTCGCGGTTCAGCCAATAAGGACGCATTGCTATGGTTGCCCCCATCCGTATCGCGCAGTTTCTGCCCTATGTCATGCCGCACGCACCAGGTGCGCCTGACATCGTGGCCGAGAAGTACATTCGGATGGCGGCAATCGAGTTTTGCGAACGCACCCGATGCTGGCGCCACCTGATCAGCGTCGATCTGACCGACCAGACCACGGAGGCGATGATTGCGCCATATTACGCCGCGATCCATGAAATCGAATATGCGTCGTTCACGTCAGAGTTTTCCCAAAAGCGCGCGTTGACCCCGACGCAGTTTTCCGACGTGTCCAAGGAGTACCGCCCGTCGCTTGAGACCGGGCAGCCTGAATACGTCACCCAGACCAACCCCAACCACGTCACGGTCCTGCCTCTCGCTGCGGGCACGCTGGAACTGTCGGTATTTCTCAAGCCCCGCATGGGCCAGCAGTTCGGGCCGGGCGAGTTGGGCGACCCCATTCAGGACGATTTCAATGTCGTTCCCGACTTCCTGCTGACCCAATGGGGCGAGGCGGTCGCATGTGGAGCCTTGTCAAAGCTGTTGATGGTGCCCCAGCAGCGGTGGACCGACCCAAAGATGGGCGGATTCTACCTCACGAAGTTTGAACGCGCCTGCGACAAGCACTTCTCGCAGAGCATCAGGGGCCAGCAGCGCAAGGCCAAACGCACCCGCTTTTCGTTCATGTAGGATCTCGACCAATGCTCAAAGCCGAGAATTTCAAGGGCGAAATCCCACGCATAACCCCGCGCCTTTTGCCGCAGGGCTTCGCTGAGGTCGCACTGAACGCAAAGCTCAAGGATGGCAACATAGCCGCGCTGAATGCGACCGTGACAGCCAACACCTTCGCCAGCACTGCGCAATCCTTCACCTTTCACAATGCCGTCTGGCGGTCCTGGAATACCGTTGTGAACGCTGTACCCGGCCCGGTCGCGCAAGATCGGCTCTATGTGACAGGCGATCTGCAACCGCGTGTCATCGTCGGCGGCGAGACCCGCAACCTCGCGCTGCCCGGCCCGGCCGACGCGCCCACGGCAACGTTGGTCGGCACGCTTGACCCCGAGGTGTTCGAGACGATTGCTTTCGTGGTGACATTCGTCACGGACCAGCAAGAAGAAAGCCCGCCCTCCCCCATCAGCGATACCCTCGACTGGACACCGGGGCTTGGCGTCACCGTCAGCAACTTCTCGCCGCCGCCTGCGGGGCGCGGTGTCACCCATCGCAGGATCTATCGCAGCCAGACGTCAGCCATGGGCATCACCGATCTGTATTTCGTCGCGGAGCAGCCCATTGCAGGCAACAGCTTCACCTACAACGACACGAGCCACCCCTTGGGAGAGGTGCTTCCCAGCAATGATTATGATGCGCCCCCCAGTGACATGGCGGGTATCATCGCCATGCCCAACGGTATGATGGCTGCATTCTCAGGCAAGGAGGTGCTGTTCTGTGAGCCGTTCATCCCACATGCGTGGCCGGTGCGGTATCGCCTGAAGGTGGACTACGAGGTTGTTGGTCTTTCCGCCTTTGGCTCGACCCTGGCAATCCTGACCACCGGCCAGCCATACCTTGCCCAAGGAACCGCGCCGGAAAACATGGTGATGGAGCGGGTTGAAATGAATTACCCCTGCGTGTCCGCGCGCGGCATCGTTGATCTGGGGTACTCCGCCGTCTATCCATCGACCGAAGGCCTTATCATGCTGTCCACCAGCGGCGCGCAGGTCGTATCGCGCAAGATCTGGACCCGTGACCAGTGGGCAGCGCTAAACCCGGCAACCTTCATCGCTGGGCAGTATGATGGTGCCTATGTCGTCTCCCATGAGCCGGTGTCGGGCACACGCAAGATCGTCGTTATTGACATGTCTGGTGATCAGCCATTCATCACCCGTGCCGATATTCAGGCCGCCGCGATGCATTACGACATATCGCGCGGCGACCTATACATCCTCGACGGCGTTTCAGGCGGAACCGAAGTCAGAAAGTGGGACGCAGGCGCACCGATGCAATACCGCTGGCGCAGCGGGCTGATGCGGCAAGGCGGCGCAGTCGGATATGGTGCAGCCGAGACCCAAACCATGTTTGAGGCCGGGCGCACGGTGACAACCCGTGTCTTTGCCGATGCCGCTCAGATCCGTGAAACATCAGATGCCGATACGCCATTCCGGTTGCCATCTGGGCTGGCCGAACGGTGGCAGTTCGAGTGCGAAGGCACCGCTACCGTTACTGCATACCGGATGGCGGGTGACATCAGCGCACTGTCGGGAGGGTAATGCTGTGCCAAACCTGACCGAAAGACGGCTGTTCGAGGCTCTTGGCATCCTGATCGGTGATCGAGGCAACGATGGTCGGCGCGCGCTGCGTGTCGATGAGTTCGACAGATTGTTTGGGCCCGCCAACGCGCAGACCATGCGTGAGATACAGCGTGTCAGCGAGACTGTGACCGAAACCGGCGTCACAGTGGAAGGCGTGCTGGTGGACATCGCCAACCTGAACACCACCGCCGACAACATCATTGCCGAGGTCAATGCCTTCACGACTTCGATCCAGACCGATTTCGACGCATTGCTTGTGGATGTCGATGGCGCGAACGCCGCTGCCCTACAGGCCCAGGCCGCGCGAGACGCGGCAATCGCGGAAGCAGCGAACGCTTTGGCCAGCGCCAACAGTGCAGGGAATTCACAAACGCAGTCGGCGGCTTCTGCCACTGCCGCAGGCCTGTCGGAAGCCAGCGCAGCCAACGCCGCCGCGACTGCCGCCACATCGCAAACCAACGCCGAGAATGCTGCAACGGCCTCAGCCGCGTCTGCTGCAACGGCTGACACGCGCGCAACCGATGCCGATCAGTCGGCGACAGCGGCCCAAGCATCGCGGACCGCAGCGGAAACCGCGCGTTCAGGGGCCGAGAGCGCGGAAACCAACGCAGCGACCAGCGCGACCAATGCGGAAGCTTCTTCGGCGCAGGCGTCATCCAGCGCAACGAATGCGGCAACCAGCGCGAACAGCGCCGGGGATAGCGCAACGGCGTCGGCCAGCTCTGCCAGCGCAGCCCAGACAAGCGCGTCTGATGCGTCCCAATCGGCAACTGCTGCATCCGATTCCGAGATTGCGGCCCAGACCGAGGCCAGCGCTGCCGGGGTGGCCCGAAGCCAAGCAGTCACCGCCAGTGAGAATGCAGATGCAGCTGCTGCACTGGCTGGCGAACGGCTTACCGTCACGTCGCAGATCACATCGCGCGGTATATCGGTTCTAAGGGACCAGTTCCTTGCTGAGTTCAATGCCGCCAACTGGACGCGGGACAATGCCCAAGGTGAACTGACCTTGGTGGACAACACGCTCTATTCAATCGGTCAGGATTGGCGGTTTGTCACCGATCTGGGGGAAGTCGATGGCTTGCAAACCAGATCAGACCGGGCGAACTGGCGCGGGCCGCGAAATGCCGAGCGCTATGTGGTCGACGTGGATTTCACGCTCGAAAGCGGCAGTATCGCCGGGGCGTGTGTTTACCTCGACTGGGTAAATTCCGCCAGCACGGTAAGCCGTGTGGAAGTGCCACTGAGCATGTCTTCAAGCGGCCCGGTGGTCACTGGTCAGCCCATGACGGCCACGATGCTGATCGAGCGACCCAGCGATTTTGCCGGGGTGTTCGATTACAACCGGCTGATCGTCTACGCGAACCGCAACACGCTGGTTTCGGGCAACGCTGAAAAAACGATTCGCTTCCATCGCATCAGCATCAGGCCCGCAAACGACGCAGAGGCCCGCGTGATTGATATTGCCGCGTCAGTCACGCAAGAGGCTTTGACGCGCGCGAACGATGATGCCGCACTGGCTACGCAGATCAGCACTGTGCAAAGCGATCTTGGCGATGTCTCTGCCGAAGTGTCGACGCAAGCCACGGCAATCAGCACGATCGAGGGCAACGCTGCGGCGACCTTGGCCTTCCGCGCCGAAGCGGGTTCGGCAGGTGCAACGCTGGAGCTGATCGCGGCCAGCGATCCGACGGGCACCACGTCCATGGCCCGCATTGACGCTGCGAACATCATCCTGAACGGTAGCGTGACTGCGGCGCAGCTCTCGACCGGCCTGCTGATCACCGACACGGCGCAGATCGGCGATGCAGTCATCACTGGCGCAAACATTGGCGAGGCCGAAATCACCACCGCCAATATCGCGGACGCCACGATCACCAGCGCTAAGATAGCGGGAGGGATCGAGTCGGACAATTACACCCCCGGCCCGGACGGCAGCGGCTGGGCGATCTATCGCAGCGGTTTCGCGCAATTCGGCACGCTGTCCTTGCGCGAGGGCGCCGTGACCACAATCGGTTCAGTGCAGCGCGCAAGCTACGACACCACCAGTGTGTGGGTCGACATCCTGAGTGTTGATATACCCGCGTTCTCAGGGGCCACCCTGACCGCGATCGTGTCGGGGTTGATGACCCAAACCTCGCGGCAAAACAGCGAGGGCGATGTCTTCTACGCCTATGGCTCTTATCGCGTCGTGATCAATGGAACGGTGCGTTTCACGCGGAGCGCAGAAAGCGGCCCGGGCACGGGGGTTTTTGCCGTTCCGTCCCTGACCTCGGGCGACAACACCATAACCGTTCAGGGCAGCTATACCGGCGACAACTCAACTCTGTTCAAGCCGGAAATTCTTGAACTGAGTATTGTGGGGATTTTGAGCAAGCGATGACAAACTATGTGCATTTTGATGCCGATGGCAGAATTGGCGGATCGACCACCGGGGGCGCGCCCGAAGGGACAACGGTGCATGGCTTCCCCTTCTTCCTTCAGGGCAGCTGGTCGGGCGAGACCCACTATATCGCGGACGGCAGCGCTGTGCCGAGGCCGCAGATCACGCCGCCTGAACCCACGCTCTTTGCCTCCAGCGAAGATTACACGATTTCCGGCGTGCCGAATGGTGCCGTGATCGCCCTCGATGGTGCTGCTGTCGGCACCGCAGACGGGATGGACATCATCATGAGCTTCCCGGAGCCGGGGCAGTATCAAATCGAAATCGACCCGCCGTTTCCATGGCTGTCGGCAAAATGGCTGGTGGAGTCGACATGAGGATAGTTGCTGATCCATCCGCCAAGCGCGCTGCGAAGACCGAACAAGCCCGTGCCGCCCGGCGTGCTGCCTTTCAGACCGAAGCAGACCCGCTGATCGGCAAGGTGCTGCGCGGGGAGGTGTCGAAAGATGAATACGCCGCGCGCGTTGAAGAAATCCGGGCGCGGTTCCCATATCCAGAGGAAGAATGAACATGCGTGTGACAATGCAAAATCAAGCCGACCTTATCGCATGGGCAGAGCCGCGCATGGGTGTCGAGAAGGATATGATGCCCTCAGAGACAGTCGCACTGGGCGTTATGAACGACGCGGGCGGTATTGAGGCAGTGATCTGCTTCAACGCCTTCTACAGCACCTATGCCAGCCTTCATGTCGCGTCGAACGGGGGGCGGCGCTGGTTGTCACGAAAGGTTCTGGCGCTGGTCTTTGGCTATGCCTTCACGCACCTCAATTTGACGCGTCTCAACTTTTTGGTGCCGCACCACAACATCCCGGTGCAGGTCTTGGCACTAAAGGTTGGGCTTCGCATCGAAGGTGTAGCAAGATGTGGTGCAAATGACGGATCAGATGGTGTATTGTTCGGGATGCTGGCCAGCGAATGCCCCTGGCTGCCTAAACGCGTAAAGGAAAGTAAAAATGGGTAAATCAGCACCAGGCCCTGATCCGCGTATGGGTGAAGCCGCCTTGATGTCGGCCCAAACCGGAGAGCGATACCTCGCACACATGCAGGGGCTGTCCAGCATCACACAAGGGTGGGCCGAGGAAGACCGTGAGCGGTATCAGACGACGTTCCAGCCGCTCGAAGATCAGATGATCGAAGACGCGCAGAACTACGACTCTCCCGAGCGCCGCGCCGCCGCCGCCAGTGAGGCCGTGGCCGATGTCCGTCAGCAGTCTGCAATGGCAGGTCAGCAGCGCAACCGGCAAATGGGTGCAATGGGCGTCAACCCGGCTTCTGGCCGCTTCGCTGGGGAGACCCGCCGCGCGGGCACCGCGGAATCTCTGTCTGCCGCTGGCGCGGGCAACATGGCGCGCAGGCAGGTTGAGGCAGGTGGCGAGGCGCGAATGGCAAGCGTCGTCAACATGGGACGCGGTATGGCCGTGAACCCCGCCACGTCGATGGGCATGGCGGGCAATATGAGCGCGCAGGGCCACACCGGGGCGATGCAAGGCCATGGGCAGATGGCCAACATCTTCGGCCAGCAGCATAGCGCCCAGATGGCGCAGTTTAATGCCAATAACTCCACAATGGGGGGTATCGGCGGTGCGCTTGGGTCTATCGTTGGTGCCCTGCCATTTACCTCAGACGAAAATGCCAAAAAGAACAAATCCAAGGCCATCGGCGTCCTCGACGCGGTGAAAAATATGCGTGTCGAGCAATGGGACTACAAGGCAGGCGAAGGCGACGGCGGCCGCCACGTCGGCCCATATGCGCAAGAGTTTCAGCGCGAGACGGGGCTGGGCGATGGCAAGTCGATCAGTGTCATCGACGCTATCGGCGTGAACATGGGCGCCACCAAGGAGTTGGCCGCGCAGGTTGAGCGTCTTGAAAAGGCAATCAGCATCAAAGAGGCCGCGTGACATGAGCTTTGCAGCAGGGTTCTTGAATGGCGCGGCTGACAGCATGAACGCGCGCAAAGATCGCGAAGTGCGCCAGCGTGAGCTATCGGCAATGGAAGCGATTGGACAGCAGCGCCCGGCGCAGCGCGGTGTGGGCATGCCTGCGGACGTGATGGAGGGTGTCGGGCCAGCGCAAGAAGCGCAGGCCGCGCCGCGCCGCGCCGCTCGGGTGAGCAGGCCCCGCCAATCTCAGCAGGAGTTTATCGACACGCTCATGCCGCACGCATTGAGGGTCAGCGAACGGACCGGCATCGACCCGCGTTTGGTGATTGCGCAGGCAGCGCAGGAAACCGGCTGGGGAAGATCCGCGCCGGGCAACAACTATTTCGGCATCAAGTCCCACGGGCGCGAAGGTGGCGCGACACACGGGACACATGAGTACGTCAACGGGCAGCGCGTCAACATCTCTGACAGCTTTCGGCAATACGATGATCCAGGGCAGAGCGCAGATGACTACGCCCATTTCCTGCAAAGCAACCCGCGCTACCGCAACATGTTGGCGGCGGGCGATCTGGATGGGCAACTGGCCGCCCTTGGCCGGTCAGGGTATGCCACGGACCCCAACTATTCCGCCAGCGTGGGGCGCATCGCGCGCGGTATAACAGTGCCGCAGCGCGAGAACGCCTCGACGCCTTCCGCAGCGCCGGACCGCGCGCAAAACACCGATACCGAACCAACGGCGTGGCGTTGGGCCAATCGCTACATGCAGAACAGAGGTGGCCGATGAGCTTTTTCGCAGGATTCGTGAACGGTGTCTTTCAGGGAAAAGACTGGCGTGAGGCGCGCAACGACCGCGAACGCGCACGCAAAATTCAGGACGAGCAGCTTGAGTGGGACCGCGAAGACCGGGAGTGGACCGGCGAGGCACGGGGCCGTCAAAGAGAGGTCTGGTCGCAGGCCGATGAAGACCGCGCGCGCCAACAACGCGAACAGGCTAGGCTCGATGCCGAAAGCGCAGCAGAGCGTGAAGCATTTGGCCAAACCGCAGATCAAATGGCTGGTCGCAACCCGCGCGATGAAGGTATCTCGATTGCAGGGGTGGCATCATCGAATGAGGAACAGCCCAGAGTGCAGGCTCAACCGGCCCGGCGCGGTGCAATTCCGCCAACCGAGGACCGCGCGCTTGGCGTGATGGGCTTCAGTGAGCAACCCGGGCCGGGCGGCGCGATCATGCAGGATCGTTTGGCCGGTCAGGTTGCGCAGCGCGAAACCGCCCGCAATACCCCGCCCTCTGTGCCTGATCAGGTAAACAGCAGCCCTGAGCCGGTGCCCGCCCGAACGATTGCTGCAGTTACACCCGGCGCGGCTGTTGCGCCTGACGTGCAGCGCGGCGCTGACATCACTGGTATTGCACCATACGTCCCCGGCCAAGACAGAGCCGCCGCGCCCGCTGCGCCTGCGCCCAGCCAGTCAAGGCCCGTTCCGCAAAATGGCAATGCCATGCAAGACGCCCGGCAAGGGCGCGGTCAGGGATATTCGGATTACACCGAGGCGACCCGTGGCGTCAGGTCAGACGCGCCGCGCCGTGTGGATGCGCCGCCAGCAGCGCCCGCATCAGAAGAAGCACAGGCACGCGCGCAAAGAATCGCTGGGGTAGTCCCGCGCGCAGCGGGTGCTGTCACGAATGTCGCAAAGGGCGCGATGGCTGATTTTGCCGCATTCGGGGGCGACATGCGAGCCGCAGGACGCGAAGGGCTTGGCGTCATCAACGCACTTACCGGCAATGAGGCCGGGGCAGCCGCTTCCTTCGACACCGCGCGGGATCTGCGCAGCATGGGCGATCAACGGCAACAGGATCGGGCAGCCCAGCAAACCCCGCGCCCTCAAACTCCAGCAGCGCCCGGGCAAGCGATGGCTGTCCAAACCCAGCCCACCGGCCCCGGGCCGCGCCGTGCTGCACCCAATGTCAGCGCGGCACAGCCTGCCGTCGTGTCGGGGGCCAGTGAGGGATTGCCACGCACCGAGGAAGGCACCCCTATGGGGTCGGTGCAAGCTGCAACCACCGTAGCGCAAAGGGCAGGTATGAGTGTCGCCAGTGCTGCGCGCGGTGACGCCAGCCCGGCGCAGTCGCGGCAGGTTGCAGACCGGGCTGCGGATGCGACTGTGCGCGAATACCGCAGCACCCAGATGCCACCGATTGTCGAGCATTACATCCGCACCGGCCAGATTGAGAAGGCGCGCGCCTTTGAGGCATGGACGCAGGAACGCAGCGTTCAGCAGGGCATGCGTTCCTGGGCGCGCGCGATGCATGCCTTCAGCTTGAACGATATGGAGGGCATGCTCGATGGGCTGGTCGGGGCATACGAGGCCCAAGATTACTACGACGACGGGCTTTCTGTGGTGCGTGAAGGCACTCAGATGAAGACCGACCCGCAAAGCGGCGAAGTGATCGGTGCAACGATCATGTTCCGGGACAACCAAACTGGACGGACGTTCCGGCAGGAGGTAAATGGCTTGCGCGATATGGTGGCGATCGGGGTTGGCGCGCTGGCCCCCGAAGCCGCGTTTGACCGGATGTGGTCAGCAACATTTGGGGCCGATGAAGACAACCGGCCCGAGCGGTTGACCGCACAAAACCGCATCGCAATTCGCAAGCAGGCTGCCGAAGAAGCGGGTATCGGGGCAACACCCGAACAGATCACCGCCGCAGAGCAACGCATCCTTGGCTCCTTGGGTCAGGGATCAGGTGGCGGGCAAGTTCCATTGCTGGCAGACTGACCACAAGATATGGTATAGCCTGACTGAAATTTGCAGCATATTGTGCTGCAATCGCACATGACAGAGGGATTGCGCTTGTGGCCAACATCTTCGACCGGGACTATTCCGCCGCCAACAAGACGCACTTCCAGCAGGTCGAAGACATCGCCAAACGCAGCAGCGTCCCGGTCAATGTCCTCCTTGCCATGGGAGAAACGGCGAATGTGAGTGACCCAGATGACTTGGTGAGCTTCGCGCAGAATGCAGCGGGCGAGCTGGGGCCGCAGTTGCAGGCGGGTGGTGATATTCGCGCGATCATCCGAGAGGCAGCCGGTGAAAAGTCGGATGCCTTTTTTGAGCGCGCGCGCCAGATCGGTGATGAACTCTACCCCGAACGCATGCAGGCAGAGCGCGCGCAGCGCCAGCAGGCCGCCGCAGGCGAGGGCCGCAGATCAGTGGGCGAGGATCTTGCCCTTGGTGCGCGCCAGTATCCAGAAGCATTGATTTCTGGGGCGGGGCGTCAGCTTCAAATTCTTGGCTTTGACGAAACGGGCCAGGCGATGGTCGATTTCGCTGACCGCACACTGGGGCAGGATGAGGCTGAGGCCGCGCGCAGTGCCGCGATCAGCGAAAGCAACACAATCTGGCAGAACATCGTTGATGCTACCGTGCAATCCTCGCCGGGCATCGCAGGCGATATTGGTATGAGCGTTGCCGGTGCGGCAGCAGGCGCCAAGATCGGCGCGATTGCAGGGCCGAAGGGCGCTGTCGTAGGTGGCGCGCTTGGTGCCGTGGCTGGTGCCGCTGCCAGCATCTTTCCGCAAATGCTCGATTCCGCGTGGAGTACCGCTGAGGAAAACGAGCATGACGTGAATGATCCCGAGGTTCAAACCCGGATCATGGGGACTGCAATCGCCACAAGCCTTGCGCAGACCTTGTTCCCGGCTGGCGTTGGTCGGGCGCTGCAACGTCCGATCAACGAGGCCGCAGAGGGCGTGGTGCGAAATGTCATCGCGCGCGGCGCCCAAGGTGCAGCAAGAGGCTCACTGCTTGAGGGCACCGCCGAGGCAAGCGCGCTGGTCATTGAGCAGGTGATGTTTGACAAGGACATTCAGGCCGCGATTTCGCGTGATGAACTGCGCGCAATCGGCCCGCTTCTGGTTGAGAAACACGGCGAGGCCGCAATCATCGCCTTTGGTGCCGGCGCTTTGCTGGGCGGGCCTATCGGCGGCGCAGTGGGGGCGAACGAACAGGCCGGTGTGAACCGCGCGGTGCGTAGCGCCGAGGGCGAAATCCCCGAGGTTCTGGCCCCGATCTACGACAGAGCCGAGCAGTTGGAAGCGCGCGATCTGCCTGGCCTTGCTGAGCGTGACCGTTCCGCCTTCATGCGCGGTGTCATGAACGAGCTGAACGGCACAGAAGCCAGCCTGACCGACGCCGAGGGTGGCTATGACGATCAGGGGCGCACCGCTGCCCAGCAGCGGGCCTATGACAAGGGCGTGGAATACGCCCGGCGCGAGGCTGGCACAGTTGCTGAGGGCATCAGGACCAAGGCTGAGACCCAAGCACAGCCCGACACCTCTACGGGTACGCCAGCAGCGCCAGGTGCAGCGGCAGAGGACGCGCTTGCCGCGCCCCCCGTGCGCCCAGGTTCGTTGCGCGATTCCATGATGCAAGGTGCTACACGCTCAGCGCCGCAAGCGAACACCGCAGTAGGGATGGTCTCCCCCAATGCGGTCAGGGACGGTGGGGGCACAGCCTCGGAGGTCAGCGGTATTCCTGCGCCTCAACAACAAGCCCCCGCCGACCCGACGAATAACGGCGCAGCCCCTATGGTCTGGGTGCAGATCGAAGGTGAACGCCAGCCCATGGCCGCAGAGGTGTTGATTGCCAACGATGACGGCTATGAACTGATGGACCCGACCACGGGTCAGGTCTACCAAATTCCGCGCGCAGACGTTGAGGCCGGTATGGTGCAGATCACGCCGCGCGATGAAGGCGGTTCCGGGCAGGATCAGTCGCCGCAGCTGGTGGAAGATGCAGGAAGCCCCCTGCCATCTGAATACGACCAGATGGTGTTTGAGCTTGGCCGAACCAGTGAAATGCCCGACATGAGCATTGATCTTGCAGGCCGCGCCCTCAGCGATGTCGCATCAATTGCCAACGAGTTTGGCGAGGGCGAGGATCTGCGCAAAATCCGCGTCCGACTTGAAGAAATCTACGCCGCCAAGAAAAAAGAGCAGCTTGATGCCATCACCAGCGAAAGCCAAGTGTCCGCGCCGCAGGCTGGCCCCGCAGGCGATACCGGGGCAGACCCTTTGGGCGAGTTGGGCGCAGGGATGCAGGGCGCAGGGATGCAGGGCGCACCTGATGCCGCGTCCACCCCGGACCTGATTACGCGCGCAAATGGTGAACCCTACAAAAGCGAGACTGCCCTTACCGCCAAGATCAAGCGTGATGGCCTCAATGCAGATGAATACCGCATCGAGCCGCGCAACGAGGGCTTTGTCGCGGTGCGCCAGGCAGAGAAGGATCAGGATGATGCGGTTTTGGATGGGATACCGGCAGGCGATCAAGGAATTGCGCCGGGACGGCCTGATAACGAAGAAGGAAGCGAAGGCGTTGCGCCGCTTGCTGGACAACAGCCCGACAGTGGAGGTCAACCACCCGATGGCGCAGATGGTGGGCGCGGTATTCCTGATGCAGTTGGAACCGGCGAACCAGTACGTGCACTGAGTGAGCAGCAAAATGAAACGCAAGAAACTGCCGAGCGCCTTGCGCCTGACGGCCAGCCTTCTATCGGCGCCACCCCGGAGATTGACGCCGGGTTCTCTGAAAACCGCGCAGCTTTGGGCAAATTCAAGAAGGGTATGCGGGTTCAGTATGTGGACGATGCGTTCACGCCGCCGCGCACGGTCACTGGCACCGTCAGTTCGCTTGATCGCCGCTCCGGTCAGGGGCAGGTGGTTGTCCGAGGCGACAGCGGGTCGGAATTCACCATCGGCGCGCGTATACTCACTCCTGCTGATGATGCTTCGGTGACGCCTACACCTGCAGATCGGGTTGAGGATCAGGCGCCGGGCCCGGCATCAACGCCGGTGGTCGAGAATATCCGTGAGCGCGCCGCCATTGTGCGAGGCGTGTCGGAAGACCAGCCGCCGCAGGTCGATGGTGTCAGCCTGAAATGGGACACCAAGGAACAAGGCTTCATCTTCTCACGCAAGCATGTGGACAAGGTGCAGGCTGCAATCGACGCAACCTCCCGAGAGGCTAACCCTAACCTACCCACCCCCCAGCCGGAACCTACCCCCCCAACCATTTCCAAAACGGGAAGTGTTGCGCCGGATGCTGGACCTACCGCCGAGCAGTTCGACCAGATCGCCGCCGAGACCAACCCAAACCCCACCCCGGCGCAGGCCGAGGCCGAAAACTACAAGACCGCCAAGACCGACTGGCGCGGCATGAAGCTGTCGATCGAGAACCGCAAAGGCACGGTCCGCAGCAAGAAGACACCTGACGGCAAGACCGAATGGTCCGTCACCATGCCTGCCCACTATGGCCGTATTTTGCGCACCGAGGGCGCGGATGGGGATCACGTCGATTTCTACATGGGGGACGATACCAACAGCGACCGGGTGTTTGTGGTGGATCAGAAGGATGCCGAGACCGGCGCATTCGATGAACACAAGGTGATGCTGGGCTTTGGGAACCAGCAGAAAGCGCGCGAAGCCTATCTGGCAGGTTTCAGCGACGGCAAGGGTTCTGATCGCTGGGGCGGGGTCACGGCGATGAGCGTGGCCGATCTGGGCGCCGCGCTGAACGATAAGTCACGCTGGCAAAAGCCGATGAAGATGGTGGTGCCCGAGGTCTCGACCAACCGCGAAATGACTACCGAAGACGGCTATCGCGTGGTCTGGGATGATAAAGGCACCACCTTCTTCCATCCGCGCGGACCGGGTATCCGTGCGACCATGGAACGCCTGACGGATGCGCAGGTTACCGAATACTTGGACAGTGTGCGCAAGCCCGAAACTGACATGCGGATCGTGGCGAAGTTTAAGGACACCCCAACGACCGAACCGAAGCAGTCACCACCTTCCGCTCGCAAAAAATCGAAGGAAAAACAAGACGAAACCGCCGCAGTATCATCTGATATGCAGCCCGAGGCCACAACCACCCCGGCAAAGGCCCTCAAGGGCCTAAACGAGGCCGAAAACGCCGAGCTTGCCGCGCTGGAGGCGCAGTTCCTCGACAAGATCAAGACACAGATGAGTTCGGGGCTTGATCCCGAATTGGTGTCAGTCGCGCTGAAAATCGGCACTCTCTATGTCCGGGCGGGCCGTCGCCGGTTCCGAGATCTGATCACCACGATGATGGAGCGCATGGGGCTGCCGCTGGAGCGCGCACAGCCCTACGCCCGCAACGCCTACAACCAGATCAGGGATGATATGGACCTTGCCGGTGATGATGTCGCCGACATGGATACATCTGCGGATGTCATGGCCGAGGTGCGTAAAATGCGGGCCGAAGAAGCCCGTCGCAACGCTGATGCAAGCGCATTGGCAGAAACCTCAGCATCTGATAATGTTGACCAGGCTCAAAAAAGCGAGGCTGAAGGTGATCAATCAGGTAACAGACGCACTGATCGAGCAAGCACCCGACAGGGCGCGGGAGATCCAGCGCCGCGGGAGGGGCAAGCTGACGGAACACGTCGCGGAAGTGACGAGCCGGGCGGCCAAGAACGTGGGGTACGACCCGACGGACAACAGCGACCCAGCGCTGAACGTGATGCTGCGAGAGATGGCGCAGCAGGACGCTCTGGACGAGCTGATGAACAACTAGGGCCACGCGACCACATCATTGAGCCGGGCGGGCTGACGCTTGCCCGTGGTGAAAAGACCCGGGCGCGCGAGAGCATTGCAGCCCTGCGCACCTTGCGCGCAATACAGTCAGAAGGCCGCACGGCCACGGCAGAAGAACGGGCATCGCTTGCCAAGTACGGTGGCGCAGGCACCCTCGCAGGGACGCTTCCCCGTTCGGATGGGTCCGTTAAGTTCCCCGACCTGGCATCCGAGATTGACGGGCTTCTGAACGCCGAGGAGAAGGCGACCCTTTCCCGTACCAGCCAGTATGCCTTCTACACTGCCGAAAGCGCGCTGCGCGGCATGTGGGGGCTTGCCCGACAGCTTGGGTTCAACGGTGGTCGCGTCTATGAACCGGGCATGGGTGTCGGCGGTTTCGCCGGGACCATTCCGGCTGACGTGCGCGAACAGACCAGCTATCAGGGGCTGGAGCTTGATCTTGTCACTGCCCAGATTGCCAAGGCGCTGTATCCCCGACAGAACATCCGCCAAGGCGACTTCATCAAGACCCCGCTGGCGCAAAACCATTATGATCTTGTCATCGGCAACCCGCCGTTCTCGGGCACGAAAATTCAGGCCGACCCCGCATACCCGCAAGGGTTCATGATCCACGACTATTTCTTTGCCAAATCGCTGGATTCCGTGCGGCCCGGCGGCCTTTTGATGTTCATCACATCGGCAGGCACGATGAACAAGGGTGACACTTCGGCGCGGGACTACCTCGCTGACCGTGCGGACCTGGTCGGCGCGATCCGCTTGCCCAACACCGCATTCAAGGAAAACGGCACCGAGGTTACAACCGACATCATCGTCTTGCGTAAACGCGCGGATGGCGAGAAAGAAGCCGATGCCACATGGCGCGAGTCGGTCAAGACAGATCTGCCAGACGGCGACGGCGGTACAGGTCAGGCTCTGGTCAACAGGTACTTCCTCGAAAACCCCGACATGATCCTTGGTGAGCAAGGTCTGTATGACACTTTGACCACTGGTGCGCGTGTGGGCGTTCGGCCAAAGCCCGGCGCCGACCTGCGGGCCGATCTTTCGCGCGCGGCGCAAGCGTTCCCGCGTGACATCATGTCAGTGGCAACGCCTTCGGCAGAGCTTGGCGCTATTGACGCTGCATCCCCGGAAACCAAGCGCGGTGGCTACTACCTGAAGGACGGCACGCTGCACCAGTTCAACGGCACCGAGGGTGTCGAGATAGGCTTGCGCAGCAAGGCAAACCCCAAAGGGATTGCGAAGGCCGATAATGAGCGGATCATGGAGCTTGTCCCTATCAAGATGGCCCTGCGCGACGTCTACGCCGCTGATCTGGATGAAAAGGATGCATCTGCCGCGCGCAAGCGGCTGAACGACGCCTATGATGCATTCGTGGAGCGGTTCGGCCCGATCAACAAGGAGGTGCGCACAGAGCGCCGCCCCAGCCGCGTGCAGATCGAAACCATCCGGCAGCGCGCCGCTGAGGACGCCAGGTCGAGAGGTGAAGACTTCGATATTGGTAGCTTTGACGCAGGACCGATGATCGAGGCCGGGGCGAAGATGGCAGAAATCGCGCGCGCGCGCGCCGAAGCCATGGAAAGCCCGGACTACAGGGAGGGCGATTTCAATCCCAGTTCTGTGCCCGATATGGTCATTGTCAAACGGCCCAATATTGAGCCGTTCATTGGCAATCAGGATCGGCTGGGTGATCAGGAGGGGTATCGCCTTCGCGCCATTGAGCACATCAACAAGGAGACCGGCGAAGCCTCGAAGGCCGCAGTCTTTACGCAATCCGCTGTCCGAAAGACCAAGAAGCCAGAAATCAATTCGCCCGAAGATGCCTTGCTGTACACGCTGGCTGAACGCGGCCGCATTGACATTGGTGCCATTGCCAAGCTGGCAAAGGTTAGCGAAGAGGCGGTAATTTCCGACCTCAAAGGCAAGATATTCCGTAACCCCGGAACCGGCGGCTATGAAACGCGCGCGAAATACCTGTCTGGGAATGTCCGCAAGAAGTTGCGGGAAGCGGAGCAAGCGGCGCGGAACGATCCGACATATGCTGGCAACGTCCGCGATCTGATCGACGTTCAGCCGGACCCCATCCCGGCGTCCGATATTCGCGTGCCTGTCGGCGCGCATTGGTTCGATGCCGCGACATATGGCGAGTTCGCCAGATCGAAGGGCCTTCAGCTGACCGCGAGCTTCAAGCCGTCTTTGGGCATATGGACCGTTGACGGTGACACCCGATCGGCAGAGGCGCGCAACGACTGGGGTACCGAAGACCTGCCATTTGCCGACCTGATGCGTCTGATCATGAACAACAAGTCCATTCAGGTGCGCCGCACACACACTAATGCTGATGGCACCAAAGAAACCCGGCTTGACGAAGAAGCCACGCAAGCCGCGCAGGACAAGGCGCAGGAAATCAGATCGGACTTTTCCGAATGGTTCTGGTCGGATGAAGGCCGCGCTGCGAAGATGGAGGCGCTTTACAATGAGACCTTCAACTCGGAAGTCGCCCCAAAATTCGATGGTAGCTACCTGACAACGCCCGGTGTCAATTCCCTCTGGTCGTGGCGGCCGCACCAATCCGGGGTCATCGCCCGTATCTTGCAGACCGGCAACACCTACATGGCGCATACCGTTGGCGCAGGCAAAACCAGTGCCATGATTGGCGCGGGCATGGAGGCACGTCGTCTGGGTCTGGCGCGCAAGCCCATGTACTCTGTTCCCAACCATATGCTTGACCAGTTCGCTACCGAGTTTTTCGAGCAATACCCGCTGGCGAATGTCGCGATTGCCGATGAAAGCCGCTTCCACACATCGCGGCGCAAGGAGTTCGTCGCCGACATCGCGATGAATGACTATGATGCCGTGGTTATCACGCACTCTGCACTTGAGCTGATTCCGCCCAGCGAAAGCGCTGTCGGGCTTGCCGTTGCCGACATGCTGCAAGACGTGCGCGAGGTTTACGACAGCACCGGAGCTGGTGATCGTGGCATCGACCAGGCACTTCTTGGGTCTATCAAATCCATTGCCGGTTCTCTTGGCGTCAACGTCAAGGACATCGAAGGTGCAAAGACGAACACACGCAAGAAGATCGAGCAGCTTCTCGAAGCCGCAGAGCAGAAGATTCAGCGGCAAACCTCGTCCGCGAACAAGGATCAGGTGTTTAGCTTTGATGAAATCGGCGTTGACATGCTCTTTGTCGATGAGGCGCACCTGTTCCGCAAGCTGTCTTTCGCCACGCAGAATGGCAACATCAAGGGTATCGACCCGAATGGCAGCGCGGCCTCGATGGACCTGTTCATAAAAACGCGGGTGGTCGAGCAGAACAACCCGGGCCGGGGCCTGATCCTCGCATCCGGGACGCCGATCACCAACACCATGGCCGAGCTGTATTCGCTGTCCCGCTATATCCAGCCGCAAGCGCTGGCTGATCGCGGGGTTTCGTCCTTCGATGCTTGGGCGGCAACGTTCGGTATGACCGAAACCGCCCTGGAGCAAGACCCGGCTGGCGGTTATAAGCAGGTGACACGGTTCGCGAAGTTCCTCAATACCCCGGAGCTTTCGCTCATGGTGCGTCAGACCATGGACATCGTTTCCGGCGCGGACCTTGAGCAGTATGTCACGCGCCCGAAACTGAAAGGTGGCAAGCGCAATCTGGTCGTGGTTGAACCCTCGCCGCATGTCAAAGCCTATCAGCAGGGCCTTGCGGCGCGGATGGAGGCCATATCGCAGCGCAAGGGCCCGGTGAAGAAGGGTGATGACATCTTGTTGAGCGTCATCAACGATGGCCGCTTGGCCGCCATTGACATGCGCTTGGTGGACCCCGACGCAACCGGCGATGGCTCGAAGCTGGAAGCCGCGATCCAGAAGGTGTTTCGCAACTGGCAAAAGGGTGCAGATACCCCGTTTTACGGGGTCAAGAAGGAGGGCGGCTATACCGACAAGCCCGTCATGCGCGGGCCAAGCACCCAGATCGTATTCTCAACGCTTGGCGTGAACCCCAGCAGGCACAACCCGGGCTTTTCTGTGCATCGCTTCATCAAGAGCGAGCTGATCCGGCTGGGCGTTGCTGCGGATGAAATCCTGCTGGCCGAAGACCTGAACAGTCACGGCAAGAGGCAGCGCGCGTTCAACGACCTGAATGACGGGAAAAAGCGCATCCTGATCGGATCGAAGACCCTTTTCACCGGGATGAACGCACAGCGGCGCATCGCAGCGATCCACAATCTGGACCCGCTGTGGTATCCGTCCGACGATGAACAGCGCAACGGTCGCGGCATTCGTCAGGGCAACATGAACCCTGAAATCGAGATCAACGATTACTCGACCAAAGGAACGTACGACGCCACCATGTGGCAGATGATGGGCCGTAAAGCAGCCTTTATCGAGGCGTTCTATCGTGGTGATCCGACGGTTCGCGAAATGGAGGATCTGGGCGAGGCCAGCCAGTTCGAGCAAGCCAAGGCTATGACGACTGCCGACCCGCGCGTGCAGGTTCTGACCGATATGAAGGCGCAGCGCGATACCTTGACGCGCAGAAAGAACGCTTCCTATGGCCAGCGCCGCAGGCTGGACCAGCAAGAACGCAGCGCCACGCGCGCCGCCGAAGCTCAAGAGGCTGAATTGCCTGTTTGGCAGCAAATGGCAGCGCGTGTGGTTGATACCAAGGGTGACGCATTCAAGGGGAAGGTTGGCGATACCGACTATGACAGCAGGTCAGAGTCCGGGAATGCGCTGATCTCCATTGCAGACAATATGCTGCAAGATACCGACGGGCCGGTACGCGCTGATGTTGGCGAGGTCGGCGGCTTCCCCATCCAGATCAAGATCAGCAGAGGGGCACAGACCACCACCTTCCTGATCCCGATCCTTGACGAAAAGAGCATTGATGTAGGGTGGACCATTGATCCCGTTGGTTTGATGCGGCGCCTTGAAAACGCGGTCCAGGGCCTCAAGCAGATTCCGGCGTCGATGGAGGCCGACATTGCTGAATATCGAGAGAAGGCTCAGGGGTATCGTCAAGCGCAATCGCGTCTGAAGGACTTTGCCGAACAGGAAAAGCTCGATGAGCTGGAGCAGCGTATTGATGACCTTGAAGGCGAAATGCTGTCCGAGACCAAAGAAGAAAAGCAGTCTCGATTTGATGAAGACGGCCTCAACCTGAACTTTTCGGGTGAGCGCGACAACGAGGCAATGCCATATGGCTGGGGTGAAGTTGAGCCTGATGCGCCTGTAACGCCCGCCCAGATGCGCCAGATCGTGCATGACGTGCACGCTGAGATGAAGAGCGCCGGGCTGGATGGCAAGATTCCGGCAAAGGTTGTCGAGGGTCTTAGCACGGCTTCTGGCATCTCGATCCAAGGCGCGTTCCGCACATACCAAAGCGGGCGCACGGAGATATTGGTAAACCCAGACAGCGCGGACAGCCCGGTGGGAACGCTGCGCCATGAGATTGTCCATGCCCTGCGCGATCCGGGTGTCTGGGGCAAGCCTTATGGCCTCTTCACCAAGGCGGAATGGCAGGGGCTGGTAGCCGCAGCCCGCGCGAACCGTCCCCTGATGACGCGTATTGACCTGACCTATCCTGACCTGAACCAAGCCGCGCGCCTGGAAGAGGGCGTGGCAGAGATGTATCGCATGTGGGCGCGCAACATGGACCAGCGCAGCGGGCTGGACCGGGCGTTTCAGAAGATGAGGGCTTTCTTCAGCGCATTGGCCGGCGCATTTCGGGGGCAAGGCTTCAACAGTGCTGCGCAGACCTTTGAAAGCATCGCGTCTGGCCGCATGGGCGGGCGCGGGCCGGGCGGTCCCAGCGGGGCGGGTGCGCGCCGCCCGGATGGCTGCTTCGCCTCGAATGCGGCGAGGTATTCCCGCCAGCTGGTCTCCGACGGCGGCAAGATCACAGGCGCCAAGGAACGCGGTGTGATCGGCCAAATGCTGACCGACGCCATGGGCGGCAAAAGCGACCGCTACAACATTCTGGCGTTGATGCCAGGTGAACCGCTGTTCGAAGAACTTGGCAAGAACCTGCCCTCGGCGCGGAAGTATGTCGGCATGAAGCATGCCCTCAGCGCAATGCGTAACGAAAGGCAGGCGACTGCCGCTGACGTGATGGATGAATGGCGCGGGTTCATGAGTAAAAACCCCAAATCCAACACCCGCCTGATGGAGTTGATGCACGATGCGACCATTGCGGGGTTGGACCCGGAGGCCGAATTTGAAGCGCGGCCCAAGCGCAACAACGAGCCTAAGGCTGAGTATGACCGCGACATCAAGGGCAAGCAGGAAGAGTTTAAGACGCTGCGCCAACGCTGGGAGGTAATGCCAAAGCCTGCGCAGGCGATCTATCGCAAGGTCAGGGGCGCTTACCGCGAGGCTGCCTATACTGAACGTGGGATCATCTTGGATAACGTCAGCAAGGCTATGGAGCTGAACCTGAAGCGCGCGAAGCAGCGGTATGCCGATGATCTGGAGCGGATCAAGGAAGATGGTCTGACCGGCGATGTCCGCGAAGTTGCAGTGGCCGAGGCCAAGGAACGACTGGCGGCCGTCCAAAAGCGCGACGGCTATGGCCGGAAGTCGCGGCTCAATTCACTGCGCCTGATGTTCGAGCAGAACGAGGTAGACGCCCCATACTTCCCGCTGATGCGGCATGGCAACTACTACGCCACGGTCAAGGATGCCGATGGCAAGGTGGTGGCGTTCTCGAAATTTGAGAGCGAGGCGGCTCAACGCAAGGCAGTGGCAGAGCTGCGCCGCGAGTACCCCGATGAAACGATCAAGCTGGGGACAATGGCGGGGCGCGACGGGGCGGCCCCCGAGGTGGATCCGAATTTTGTTGCCGATGTTGAGGCGCTGATCGGCGCGACGGTCGCAGATCCTGTCCTGATGGACGCGATTTGGCAGCGGTACTTGGAAACGCTGCCTGACTTCTCGATGCGCAAATCCCGCATGCACCGCAAGGGCACACCCGGCTTCACCAATGACGCCTTCCGCAACTATGCGCGGCAGATGTTCCACAGCGCCCACCAGCTGGCGCGGCTGAAGTACGGCCAAGACATGCAGATGGCACTTGATGACGCGCGGCGCGAGGCCGATGGCGCAGATGATCCCAACCGGGCAACACTGGTGGTCAACGAAATGGACAAGCGCCATCAGTGGATCATGAACCCCCAGACCAGTGCATGGTCGACCTGGGCCACCAGCGCGGCCTTCGTGTACTATCTTGGCGCGACCCCAGGGGCGGCGCTGGTCAACTTGTCGCAATCCGTGATCGTGGGTATCCCGGTTCTTGCAGCAGCGTTCAAAGGCGCGACCGTGGGGCAAGCGTCCCGGCAGATGATGCGCGGCCTGCGTGAGTTTGCTATGGGTAAAGGCAGGCTGTCCAACTCCAAGCACCTGAGCCCTGATGATCGTGCCGCCCTGCAACGCGCCCACGATGCCGGTATCATCGAGAAAAGTCAGGCGCATGATCTGGCCGGTATCGCGGAGTCGGGCGTCGAATATTCCGACGTCCGGGCGCGCATGATGCGGCCTATCGCATGGATGTTCCATAATGCCGAGCGCATGAACCGCGAAATCACGTTCATTGCCGCGTTCCGCCTTGCGCGGCAGCATGGAAAGACCGCTGATCAGGCATATACCGATGGCGCGCGGCTGACGTGGAAGATCCATTTCAACTACGAATCCGACAGCCGCCCAAGGCTGCAATTCAATGATACTATTAGGGTTTTTACAACCTTCAGAAATTTTCAGCTCAATATGCTGTATCGCTTGTTCAGGGACACGCACCAGTCTTTCAATGGTGAAACCCCCGAGGCGAAGCGGGAGGCGCGCGCGCAGGTGATCGGCATTACCGGCATGATGATGTTGATGGCGGGCGTCAGCGGGACATGGGGCTACGCGCTGCTGATGACGCTGCTTGGCGTCTTTGCCGAAGGCGGCGCGGAAGAGATCGAGGAAGAAATCAAGGAAGGCTTGGTCAACACCTTGGGGGCTGATGTCGCTGGCTTGATCCTCAAGGGCGTGCCCGGGCACCTGACTGGGACCAATCTTTCCAGCCGCATCGGTATGCCGGAATTGTGGTTCCGTCGCCCGCAGCGTCAGGAAGAAGGGCAAGAGCTTTACCAATACTGGGTGGAGCAGTTGATCGGCCCGGTTCCTGCGATTGCCAGCAATGCTTTCCGTGGCTACAGCATGGCAAAAGAGGGCGAAATCTGGCGCGGCGTAGAGACGGCATCGCCCAAATTCGTGCGCGACTACATGCGGGCAGCACGCTACTCGCAAGAAGGCGTCACCACCTTCAATGGCAACACGATCATCGAAGATATTAGCGCGGGCGATGCACTCACTCAGGCGTTGGGCTTCACTCCTGCCAAGGTTTCCGAGCGATACCAGACCAATAGCGTCATGAAGAACGCAGAGCTGAGGATTAGAAGGCAGCGCAGCCGTATCCTTGGCGGTGTCTGGGATGATGTCAGCGCGGGCAATCCCGTCAGCGCGCGTTCGCGTGATGCAATCCGAGACTGGAATGCGGAACACCCCGAATATCCGATCACAGCGGACACGCTGCGTCAGTCTATGGCGGCGCGGCAGCGCGGGCAGATCGAGACGGTCGACGGCATCAGGATCAACAGCAGGCTGGACCAGTCGATACGAGAAGGCGCGGCACCGACAATCTATCAGTAGATGTTTCACTACTGACGACCACTATATGTTGTGTTAATGTGCTGCAAAACGAGCAGCATTTGGAGCCGATAATGGCAGGGCCCTGCACAGTTTATGGAGATACCGTGACCTTGGGACTGACACCCAAGGCCGGTGTCTCTTTGGTTTTTGACAGGCGACCGAACCGGATTTTCAGCACCGACGGCAAGATCGGTATTCCGGCCAACGAAACCACCGTCACTGATGCGGCGGGTGAATTTTCAATCCAGGTAGCGCCGGGCGCATATCAGTTGATCGTGCGCGACAGAAACGCTGAGTATCCTCCCGTCCCGATCATCGTTCCCGCGATTGATACTGTCGATTTGTCAGCGCTTATCGGCGCAATGGCGCCGCCGGAGCTTTCCGTCGCACAACAGGCCGCCCTGGACGCGATACAAGCAAGCGTATCGGCGGCCACGTCGGCGGCTGATGCGCTGTCCTCGGAACAGGGTGCCGCCACCAGCGCGGGCAGCGCCGAGGCCGACCGGCTGCTGGCACAGGCCGCGCGCGTCGGCGCGGTGGATGCGCAGACAGGGTCCGAGGCCGCCCGGGATGATGCAGTGGACGCGCGCGATCAGATCGAGGGCAACAGCGTCTGGTACCTGGCCGATGATGCCGACAGCGTGACGCTTGGCGTCGGCGATCAGGTGATCGTGGCCGAGGCCTCCGGTCCCTATCCCTCGGTCACACTGGCGTTTCTGACATGATGCGCCCCCAGATCACACTGCTGAAGGCAGAAGCCGTCACCCAGATCGCGGATGATCTTGCCGGTGTCGTCGCGTCGGATCGCGCGCTGGCCGAGGCCGCCGCACAGACCGCAGACGCCCAGGCAGACGCGGCAGCGGGGCAGGCGTCCGTGGCGACGCAGCAACGGGCTGATGCCGAGGCCGCGCGCGACGTGGCCATCTCCCGCGCTGACCTCGCACAATCAGCGTCGGGTACCGCAGAGGCGCAGGCTGGCATCGCCACGACGCAGGCAGGGCAGGCCACGCAGGCCGCGACTGCCGCGTCTCAATCGGCTGTCGGGTCGGATGCGGCGCGCGTGGCATCACAAGAGGCTGCTGCCCTGGCGGCAACACGCGCCGACGTCGCGCTGGCACAAGCGGGCATCGCCACCGGCGCGAAGGTCGATGCGCTGGCCTCAGAGGAAGCGGCCGCCGCCGCGCTGGTGGCGCTGCAAGAGCGCAGCATCTGGTACGTCGATGATGACGCGACCAGCGTGCGCATGGGTGTTGGCACCCTGATGGTTGCCGCTGACGGCGCCACTGACATCGAGGTCTCTGGCGAGACCTTTTCCATCCCCACTTTGACATTGGAGCTGCCGGTATGAGCGTGCAACAATTCGAGCTGCTGAAGAAATCGGCTCTGCAACCGAC